ACTTGGTTTAGTTGAGCATCGGTCATAATATCAAAATCATTATTCCTTACAAGGTCTTCTAAAGCCTCTTGAAATGCAACAAACTTAATTGTTAAAAACTCTCGTGCAGTATCAGAAACTTGAAGAGCAGGAATAATCAGGTCTACCCATGTATCAGCATGGGTAAATACTGAATGATTTAAAAGAACAGATGTGTCAATGATACCTGCCTCCATTTTTCTTTGTTCCATCCACTCTTGAGTTAAGATTACTCCCATAGGTGATAGACCCGTTATAAAGGCTACTATAATAGCAGCCATATTTTTATTCATAGCCATTTTCCTTTTATTTAATTTTCCCAACAGTTTATGCTCTCTTCTTTAAACTCTATGGTAACCCAACCGGTTCTTATCATAGGGTAGAATGAATATCTCGCATAATCTGCATATCTTAGAAACGACCCTCCTCTTATGTACCACCTTCTCCTCATCTCTTCTGTATTATCTTTTCCTATAATTAAACTATCCATAGGTTTAACATATAATTGATGATTGTGACCTAAGAAGAATACATCACCATCACTATAAACAGCAGCCATCTTATCAAGTTCTAAATCACCGTTTTTGCCTGCACTTTTACCATGACCAGAAACAAGATTATAAGTTTTACCAGCTACTTTTATTCTTGTATAACCCGGCATCCTATAATATGGAACACCTAATTCCTTTGCTAATACTTTACATACATCGAAGTCCAGAATATTAAAAGAGCGTAAGTAATCATGGTTACCTCCTCTAATAAACAAACATTTGTCTTTTATAGTATCTACTAATCTTACAAACTCTAAATATTGTTCTTCTGGAGGAATATTCTGACCCCTTTGATTAATTTTATAATGAGGTGGAATTAACTCTAATAAATCACCATTACCAAACCATCTCGCATTTTTATCTTTTTCAATAATTTTAATAGCTTCTTTAAACTTTTTAAAATCATGCTCTACCGCCCCTACATGAATATCAGTAAGACCATGTACTCTTAACTCTTTCCCCCCATCCACTTCTAATATTTCCCCCGGTTCTACAAGTTTTAACTCTTGTGAAACACCAACATGAATCTGTATAGAAAAATATCTACCGCAACTTCTACATCTAAATTCCTGAGTTCTATTGCCAGTTCTTAATATCTTTGTACCATTTTTAACCGTTTCTAATGACTCACATTTAGGGCATCTTATCATTTTTTATCTCCTTATTAGATTTAAGCTCTCTCCTTGCTCCTCTCAGTTGCTCCGGGGAAAATCCTTGGAACAAACCTACAACTCCTGTATCTATTTTTTTAACGCCACCGCCTAACGTGCCAATAGCCTTGCCTAATTCTTTTAATGATTGTAATGAAATGTTTGGGTCATCACTAAAATCTGCTAAATGCTTTAAAGACCTCAAAATGTAATCGTGGTCTACACCTAGTGCTTTAGCGACATCCTTTACGTTCTTTTCTATTTCTTGCATGATTCTCCTCTGCTTAAGTAAAACTACTGCCTTTTTACGAGCTTTTTCTCTATCGTCTTCATCAAAAGCATCCATGTATGCTTTAACTGCTTCAGTCCCAACTGCTACTGTTGTGGCAAATAACTTCTCTTTATTGGTTGGGATTTTACGTTCTTTAACTCGATTGTTTGTGTTTTTAATTTTTTTTGAGAATGTGTACCTATTAGGATGTTCATCAAAATTGGTGTCCATCTTTGTTTTCGCATTTCTCAGGAATGTACCAACTACTGTCCTAACATATCCATTACTATGAGTATAGTTAGGTCTGTCGTTAGGATGCTTTATTGAATCACTTACTTTTAGTAATTGACAAATTCTATTATCTGTATCAGCCTGCACCCAGTCTCCTTCCTTAGCAACTTTCCAATCGAAAAATACATTTGCTTCAGGATGATGTTTTTGAAATTCTTTTATGCCATCGTAGACATAATGTTTGACCCCCTTTATCTTTCTAAATTCCATTATTTTACAGACTCATTCTTTTTCACTTCTTTTTTATACATTCGATATATACTATTAAGTAATTCGTTGACAGGTTCAGGTATTTCATAGATAGTACCATCTACTTCAATAACAGTCGTAGTGTATGAGTCTATAGTCACAGGTATTCCCTTTGACCTCTTCTCTAATATTTCTTCCAATTCAGTTAATGAATAGTTTCTTAAAGACTCAATTTCAGCTGCCATAAAGCTCATTCCACAGACTAATGCATATATATATATATATATTATATATATTATAATATACTATTAGTTTTTCTTTTGGTTACTTTTCTTTTTAGGTTTCAATTTATCTATCTCCGCCTGAAGTGCTTCTAATTCTTTTTTCTTTTTCTCATGTTCATCTCGAGCAACTCCAGTATAAGCCTCTGGTCCAGATAAATCTTTTGATGTAATAACCATATCATACTCCCTTTTGTTCAAAGAAATCTATGCATTGCCCAGGTTATATACAACAAAAAAATTATAGTATTTTGATAGACAGCTATATATACACATACCCCCGGTCTTCTGGGGTTCTTTGATTATAAGTTTTTACTTATAGTCATTCTTGTTAATTAACAGATAAGGAGTTCCTAATGGAAAAAGATACGTCTAACTTCTGGGGTCAGCCAGGCACACAGCTTGGCGTTAACCTACACTTAGGTGCATTCGAGCGTCAGACTCGTAAGTTTGGTGCTAAATCATACCAAGTTAATAAAATGGTTGGAGATATGTGTGACACTATCGAACAACTCAATGACCTTGGTAAACCTAAAGTAGACAACATTGCACGCCTGCAATCAATGGCTACTGGTCAACCCACTGTAACTCTAGATACTATTCACGCTCTAATGGTAGAACATGGTGAGCGTCTCACTAATCTAGAGAGGAAATAGAATGATTAGCCCTCAGTAATGGGGGCTTTTCTCTTATTATCTGTTAAGTAAACAGTATTAATACATATATAAGTATATATAGTACATATTCATATAACATGGGCATTAACATAAAGGAGTTATACTATGCTAAATCATAAACCTCAAAAGACTGTCTATGAAATGATAATAGAAGGCTTATCAGGTATATTGCTGCTTACAATCATCTATGTATTCCTAGTAGTAATGTTTATATTAGATGGTGCACCTTTCCATTAACATTTAAACTTGCGGAGTGGAGAAGAGGCGAAAGCCATGGTATCTCGCTAGGCTCATAACCTAGAGGCTATTTAAACGCGCATAAGTGGTTCGAATCCCGCCTCCGCTACTAACAATTCTCAGAATCAATGCCAACACCTTTGATGTGGTACAGAAGGAAATAGCAAAAAGGCTTCCCTAGTTCTGAGATAAAGAATCGCTTTGGCTGATAATACCTGTCATTTAACTCTAAGACCATATAAATAAATACTAGAGGTTTGAAAGGTTTGGCTGTCAGCCTTGTGATTCCATAATTTGAGATGACTGCTCAAGAGCCAGTGGCAGTGTAATGACCTGTATTAAACATTGGCTCACCCCTTTTGTACTCATGTACAGCTCGGAAATTAATGGTACGGTTGCAATCCCAACGAGAGGAAGAACAAACTTGAGTGCATATTCCCTGAATCAACACAAGGGATTTATAAATATGTGTTGAATGCTGTTGAGTATTAGTAGTTACGCACAACCGACTTTTAATACGATATAGTAGGAATAGAATACAGATGAGCTAATTTGTGTCTATAAGATAACACTTAAGACGGTGACTCATGAGATAGATATAAATACAGGCAGATGGTAAATGTCTGGTTAAAGAGTATACTAGTTACTCAGTGCAAACATTTGTGAGGAAGGGAGGATTATTATGCCTAATCGTAAAGCTAAAGACCGTAAAAGATTCAAACGTAAGCTTAATGCTTCATTGAACAGATATGGTAGAACTAGACTGCAAATTAAACGAAAACTTCGACAAAAAGCTGAAAAGGAGAAGATATATGACTAAATCAATGAATTTATTCTCGGGCATATTCTTTGAAAACAATAAACATATAACTTGGGAGTTTAATCCCGGGGCATGTGAATTACCTGATGGAGTAAATGAAGGTGATGAACAAATTGTTCAATTATATGCTATTATACATGAAAGAGCTATGGGATTATATGGCTGTTTCATAGAATTGAATGGGAAGAAAATCTACGACCAGCCCACAGTTGGGAAAAATGGTATACTTCCACTTCATATTACATTATACACAGGTAAAGACTCGGATGGCAATACAATACCACCTGTAGAAGCCGGTATACTTTTAAGAAGTTACCGACAAGCAATGTCAAAAGGTATTACACCCACAGGCTATTCACCATTAAATCGTGTATTTACATGGATAGGTACATGGGGATTTAAATAAAATATAATAACTATGTGGAGTTGCTTTGAATTGAAGTAACTAACATTGTATGAAGGCGACCGTTAACAATACAAGCATACTGTCTGTACATTTGTAGTCTCGATACAGTCTACTCGACTAGAGACAAATACTTGATAAATTGTAGTGATATGAGGCTCTACGTCTATCCCTGAAGGTAGTATCCTCTTTGCTCTTAATCAGAGTCAAGTAACAAATTAATCTCACGTTAAGGTGAGTGTAGGTATTCGAGAGAATACTGAATTAGAGTCGGAAGTTTACTATTGGACTATTGTATCCAATAGGCATCAGCAAGGAATACCTAAGGTGTAGTTAAGCTAACTACATACTGAAAGTATATCCGATGTACGCAAGGTTATGGAGTGTTTGACAGTCTTATCCTTGTTTCATACTAAGCTCTGTGATAGAGTAATTCTCACCAAGCGGGACAGAGCAACTCCCATTTTTATTAAATAACATTGACACATATCAAAAAAAGAAAGGAGATTGACTATGATAAATACAGTAGAATTCTTACCAAGACCCACCATTGACGCTATTAATATAGATGATTATTTATTAATAGCAGAGGAATTAAAGCAACAAAAAGAATATAAAGATGAATACACAGTTGCTTATGAAAGATTAAGAGATATGTACGCATATAATTATGACACAATTATCGACTCAGATTATGATGAATTGCATAAAATTCACTATTATGAGTGGTTACATGAATTTAGTGATAGTGTGTCATAGTACTATCTCCTTGGGGGACAGAGTTACTTTGTGGACATCGGTCTATAATTAGCCTAATATTCTGTCCCTCTTTAATTAGAGTGCTGAAGCGTGTAAAATAAATGTGATTAAGTGGATTCATTGAAATTATTCAACACTTATGAGCAATTCCCGACGGGGTTGAAACAGCTTAATGAACCAGTAAATTAAACCGTACGCAGAGTTCGCTCTATTCATTGAGGAGTTTTAACGGCTATAAAAACCTAACATTCGTTACGAGAACTAAAGGATATCCAGCAGAAAGCACTGCAACTCAAGCAACGGTTCTCCTCATATATTAAGAATAGATGGTGGATTAATTAAGCAGCTTGAATATGTAGAAAGAGAAAACAAAGAAAGTGAGGTGGAGTGATGGGAAATAAAATAAAAGAAGTACAAGCTGAGATAGAAAATTTTCTACTATGGTATTATCATAAGAACTATGACGAATCCACAGGCAAAGTAAGGGATATTTACAATGCTA